TAAATGCTCCCTTGATTTTGTCCAGTGCTCCGGTTACCACGCTTTTCGCTGCTTCCAGTTTGTCACTGAATGCCTGCTTGATATTCCCAAGGACATTCGTGACGGCTGTTTGGGCTGCGTTCAGTTTGTTTGTGAATGCACTTGTAATGGAGGATAATTTTCCTCCCGTCAATGTATCCACGGTGCTCATCACACTGGAGAAGGTGCTTTGTACTCCTGCCATTGCTCCTGCGACCACTCCCTTAATGCCTCCACCTGCGCTGTCATACGCAGATTTCATGGCATCGAGTTTTGCCCCTACATTTGCTCTGGCTGTTTCCATGAGGTTTCCGGCTGTGTCTTTGACATTGTTGAATGCTTCCGAAACGCTCGCCTTTACCTCGCCCATCTTGGATGTGAACTTATCCTTGATGGCTGATAACTTTCCGCCTGTCAGATTATCTATGAATGTGTATCCGGCTGTGTAATATCCTTTGACACCCTCGACCGCTGCGGCTGCTACACCCTTGATTCCGCCACCGTGTTGCTCGTATGCGGTTTTCATGTTGTTCAGCTTTTCGCTTACAGTGTCCTTGGCTGCCTGTAATACTGTACCTGCCGTCTGCTTCACATTGTTCCAACATTCGGACGCTTTTTCTTTAATTGCCGTCAGCTTTCCGCCTGTGGCTGTGTCTATGGCATTAAATGCTCCGGTTACTACACCCTTCAGTGCGTTCAAAGGAGCGAGTGCCAACGATTTCAGCGCATTAAATGCTCCGAGGAAGATGTTTTTCAGTCCATCCAGTGCCCTGCTCCAGTCTCCGGTAAATACCCCGGCTACGAAGTCAATGATTCCCTGGAATACCTGTTTCACTCCGTCAATTACTCCCTTGACGGTTGTCCACCATCCATTAAATACACCCTTGATAAATTCGAAGGCTACCGGGAATTTATCTTTGAAACCGTCCACCGCATTGCAGACCGCATCTTTCAATGCGGAGAACTTTGCGGAGATCCACTCTCCGAGTTGCCCTGCCTTTTCCTTTACCGTATCCCAGTTTTTATACAGTAATACACCGATAGCGATTACTGCTCCGATTGCCAGAATTACTAAGCCAATCGGACTGGTTAAGAATGTAAACGCTGCACCCAGTGCGGTCGTTACCGCTGTCGCCGCCGTGCAGACCACGTTCCATGCGGTTGTGGCTGCTGTTTGTGCCCATGTTGCTGCTGTGGATGCTGCTTTCACGATTGCGTCCTTGGCATATAGTGCGTTCAGATACAATGTTTCCGCTTTATCCTTTATCTTGGCTACCCGAAGCAGTGTCATTGCCTTGGTAACCTTTGCGATCTCTATCGCTGTTTTCGCAAGTTTAAATCCTGCGATGGCTGTCGCCAGTGTGGTCACGGTAGGTATAAAACCTTTCCATTCCACGAATTTGTCAAGTACATTTGCCGCTGCGCCCAGTACATCCAATAGTGCCCCGACCAGTGCCGGAAGTCCTCCGCTTACCAGACTGCTCGCATCATCACTTGCGCCCCCGAAGGCTTCCGAGAATTTCTGCTGCACATCTGATAACAAATCCATGATTGCCTGTAGCTGTGGCTCATGCTCTGCGATTGTATCTTTTAATCCGCCCAGTGTTGCTTCGGCGGTGCTTCCTATCCATCCAATAAATGACTGGAAATCATCCCACAGGTTCTGGATCACTCCAAGGAATGTCTGTACGCTTCCGGGCAGTTCTACACCGAAATCTTCCGACAGTGTTGACGAGAATGCTTCGGAGAAACTCTGACCGTCCACTATCTTTCCGACAAAATCCAGAACACCGCCTGCCATCTGACCGACTCCGTTCATGAATTCTTGGATTGGTAGTTTCTGAATGAGTTCGCTGAACCCTGCCGTAATATCCGGGATTTTCAATGCCACCGCATCTATGATCTGCATCGCATACGGTCCGAAGTCCTCTACCATGCTTATCTTTAGGTCGCTGATTGCCGACTGGAATCGTGCCAGTGCGCCTTGTAATGTTCCGGTCGCTGTTGCATCCATTGCATCCAGTGCGCCAGTCGAATTGTCGATTGCTCCGGCGAGTTCATCCCATGCTGATGCAGAACCGTTTACTCCCTCTTTTACTCCGTCCAGTAAGTAACCAAACTGTGAGTAGTAGTTCGTTCCGGCAATTGCTGACATATAGGAGTTTTTCTGCTCCTGCGTCATTCCTGCCATTGCACCGTTTAAGTCCACGAGGATATCCCTCATGTTCCTCATTTCCCCGGAACTGTCGTAAACTGCGACACCTAAATCCTTGAATGCCTTTTGCGCTACATCCTTAGTGCTGATTCGTACAAGCATTGAGTTCAACGCTGTACCTGCTTCACTGCCCTTGATACCGTTGTTCGCCAAGATTCCGAGTGCTGTGGAGGTTTCCTTGTAGTTCATACCTGCGGCTCTGGCTGCACCACCGCATCCGATGAATGCATCCATAAGGTCTGCCGCCGTGGTATTCGCCTTGTTGTTGGTTGTTACGATAACATCGAGGTATCCCTGTAAGTCATCTATTCCAACTCCCATGGCACTCATAGAATCTGTTACCTGGTCACTGGTGGTAGCAAGGTCTGCCTGCGTTGCTTCTGCGAGTTTAAGCACTGGTGTTAAGGCTGCGGTACTTTCTTCCACATTCCATCCCGCCAGTGCCATATATCCCAAGGCATCGGCCGCCTCCGAAGCCGTGAAGGTTGTCGCTTTACCTGCTTCTCTGGCCGCAGCAGACAGTTTCGCATAATCGTCCGCAGATGCCCCTGCGATAGCAGAGGTGTTTGCCATTGCCTGTTCAAATTCCGCATACTCATCAACCGCACCGGATATGAAGTCTCCGACCTTAACGGCTGCGAATGCTGCGGCTGCCACTGCTGCGGCTTTCTTAGCAACGCTCGCTATTTTGTTTAATCCGTCCTCGGTTACTCCGAGACTTTGCTTGAAAGAGTTTTCGACCTTGCCTGCGATTTTAATGGCGAGTTCCTGCTCTTTGCTGCTGCTTGCCAATGTCTGCCACCTCCTCGGCTATTTCCCGCAATTCAAAAACGGACAGAGATAGAAAGAAATCTATCCCGGTCCGTAATGTCATTGATAACTGTATTGCGAGTTTCCGGAGGTTTGCACCGTCAGTTGGACTTATTCCGCTCCGTAGAAAAAAGCTGTCACACGGTTCTTGACCTTGACTGCTTCCTTCGGGTGTAATCCCTTGAAAAATTCCACCGGAAGTTTGGTTGCCTTGGCAGCGATGATGCACGCATACTCCAAGGACATTTCCGGGAGGAATGTGAATGATCCGGTTCTGTCCAGAATCTTATTTGCTGCGATCATGTCCGCTGCTGTCAGATTGTCCAGTCCGCTCAGATCGATTTTGTCATAGGTTTCGCCCTCGAATGTGTACGGCTTATTAAAAACTACCGTATACTCGTTCTCGATCACTTCTCCGTCTTTGTCCAATACCTCTACTGCTACCTCTGTTTTCTTTGTCTCTTTTTCCATCTTGCTCGTCCTCCTTGATTAACACTGCTTTCTGATTTTTGCCAGTAAATCCACACCATTGACCTTGTAAACGTTGTTGATCTTGTCAAGTTCGATTCTCTGCTTTCCGTCCAACTCAATCATGATATATGTGATCTCCACTGTCACTGCTGCGTCCATCGCTCCGCCCTGCTTCACGGTGCCGCCTGTGAGTTTCTTCTGTCGTCCACGTACAACTACTCTCATTCCCTTATAGTCAATACCGCCTGTGCTCTTGACTGTGAACTGCTCACTGGCTCTGAGTGTCAGATTCAGCGAAGTTGCCGGGGACATGAGTTTGAATGCGTCCTCATCGAGGATGCGGAACGGAATCTCCAGTTCCATGCTTCCGAACTGTCCGATGATTACTTCCTCGATTTCTCCAAGGATACCGGGACCGCTCAGTGTCTCGGTCATTCCTTCGAAGTCCGGCAGGGAGATTTCCCCTGTCAGACCCACGAGTGCTGTTCCGTTGTTGTAAAGGTTGAAGTTATTAATAACTCCGGGAATACCTAATGCGCCCATTCTTATTCACCTCCGTTTAATGCTGCGGATAACATATCCGGGTCAAATTCCAAAATGTTGAGGATATCCTCTGCAGGTACATACGGTGCGAGGTACTGGTGGAACTGGATCTTGCCGTTGAGGATGTCCGTTACCGGGTTTTCGTCCTCGCTGAATTCAATTCTCGCCCCTGCACACTTGCCCTGTGATACATAGGAGTTTCCTCTGATGTTCTCGCTGTCTACGATGGACTCGATGAGACGGTAGTTGCCCGGTTCATCGACCTTCTGCTTGTAGGTCAGAATGAAGCTGTTGCCCCACCATGAGAAAAATCTACGGCAGCAGAACCATCTGTCTTTCGGGTCTGTATTCGCCGGATAGCACGCTGTGTTGTTGCCCCATGACTTCCATCCGGAATCATTGATTGCGGTAATGATTCCCTGTCCGTTTAAGAGGTTCGCCTGCGGCTGATCCAGTGTTACCTCTGTTCCATCTTCCAGACAGAGACCAGTAATTCCGATCAGCTTATTGGAAGGGGAGAGGTTCGGCACATCATCGTTGCTTGCGTCTGTGTACGCTGTCAATGCTCCGAAGATAGCGGAATATGCATACTGCTTCGTTCCGACCTTTACCTGCGGCCAGAGAAGTGCTGCGTGCTTGTTGGTGTATCCGTTCTTATTCTTCCAGTCATTGCAGTCTGTGTACTTGGTTGCTTCTGCGGTGTCGATATCGAGGATGCATTCGCAAGTGAATACTCCGTTGATTTCCTCGCACTTTGCTGCAAGGGCGATACCTACATTCGGCTTCTGCGTCCATCCTGGTGCTAAGAGCAGACCCGGTGTCATGCTGAATTTCGGATAGATGTGGCGGATTAACTCCATACCAGTCTCTGCTCCGGTGCTTGCATTGTATCCACCGATGATGTCGCTCTCTGTTACGGCAGTCGGGTCGATGCTTGTGCTATTGACTGTGAGGGTCTTGGCTGATGCACCCTTGCCTCCTGCGGTTAATGTGATCACAAGGTATCCGTCATCATCGAATGTCGTGATGTAGTCCGTTCCGGCTGTGAGTGTGGCTTCGTTTGCCTTTACCTCTACGGTATCTGCGAGGATGCCTGCCACCTTTACTGTTGCCTGCATTTTCTCCACATTCACGGTCTGTTCCTCGTTTGCTTTCTTGTGTTTCTTCGGGTCGAGCACATTGATTAAGATAATCGGTGCGACATTGAGAACACGGAAGCAAGCGTCCATGCTCTGGCAGAGCGTGTAATTCTTGAAATCGTCACTGTATCCAACCTGCTCCACGGCTTCACTGAAACTGTAGGCGATCATCGGTACATTGGTTGCCTTGTACGGGTCGGCTGCGAGGTTCACAGGTGCTGTTCCGATGATTACCTGCAGTCCGGCTGTTCCTGTAACGGGTGCGACCAGGCTCGTTGCCTGCTCTTTTACCCTTACTCCATGATTGTAAGCCATTGCTTTTCTCTCCTTCCTTAAGCCTTATACTCGGCTGCTTTTTTATAAAATACATAAGCGGCACCGCTCTGTGATGCGATGTCTGCGTTCACGGCCGCCAGATTGCTGATCGGCACGACCAGATTGTAAATCGCAGGTTCTTTCTCCATTGCGGTTTTCAATCCGTCCGGCAGTCCGTTGTTGAAGAACTGATTGTGTGTTGCCACTCCCAGAATTGTCGGGCCGGCATACACCATCGTTTCCTGTGTCTTGGCTACCGTCTTTGCTTCCTGCTTGGCTTCCGCCTGCACTGCTTTTGTCTTTGCTTCGCTCATGCGAATCTATCCTCCTTCCTTATTGCTGCTGTTGCAAATGTCATGCTCGCTGCTCCGAAGAAGTAAGGGAATGATTCTTCGTCCTGCAGTGCCCAGTCGAATGGGTGCTGCTCATCATTCATAAAATAGAATTGCTTTGCGAGCATTGGTTCTTTCATGAACCGTTCCTGTATCTTCTGGATGATTCCAAGGACACCCTTGTGTCCGTTGTTTCCTGCGTCATCGTCAAAATATCCGATCAGCAGTGTGACGAACACTCCTGCGGTTCTGCACCGCCCTTGGCTTGCCCTGTTTCCACTCGGACGATCACATACGGAATCGGGTCCGGTGCATCTTCGTCCTGTCTGATGGGGAGGTTCTGCTCATAGACATTCATCTTGATGTACTCCCCTGCGGAATCCTTGAAGAGGTCATCCCTAAAAATAACCCCTATTTCCTTTACAAGTTCTTCCTGTAAAATCTGCGCCGTCATTTACTTGCCTCCCAGTATTTTGTCGATCTGCTTCTGGATGTTCTTCTGCAGGTTCTTTTCTATGTTAGGCTTTACGATGCCATATACCTTGGCTTCGTTTCCTACCATGGTAGGAATGGACGGACTGAGTAATTTCTTAAGTGGCAGCCTTGATGTTCCTTTTCTCTGAACTACAGAAACATGACCACTTCCGAATTTGGTAATAAAAGCCTTGAGGTTACCCTTTTGCAGACTTTTCAGTCCACTTGCTTTCAGTACCTTACCTCTGGCCGCATCTGTTGAAGTATTGTCTTTGTACTTGAAGTCCGCCAACTCATTCACTGCCCCTGTAATTTTCAGAGTGGCTGTCGGATTGGATGCCGTTGCGTTCTTCTGGGCGATAGCTTTCTTAAACCTTGGACTCTTTACCGCATAGGTTTCCTTGGCTTTGTCAGCCAGATCCTTTTTGGCATCTCTGGCGGTAGCATTCACGGCATTCTTCAATGCCTGCGGTGCTTTCGCTTTCATGTCCTTCAGTTTCAGTTCTATCCTCTGGAGTTGAGTCTGGTCGACTTCAAACTCTATCATTCCGCTCTGCAATCCCATTACTTCGTCCTGTTAGCCTCCATGGTTATTGTGTATACTCCGCCCTCGTCTGTGGAATCGGTTACCATGTACCTCTTTCCATCAAAGACAATCTGCCGACCGATGGCAGGCAGTGATCCGAAGTCATCCGCCTTGACATAGATTAGTTTCTGCTTCACATACACACCGTCCATGTTGGATTTCATCTTCTTTTCTCTTTCGATGATTTCATTGTCATCTACGAGAACCGGGATTTCTTTTCCGTCCACGGTGTGCATATCTGCGAATTCATCCACATTCATGAAGGTGTTATTCACATCGTCCTTCATGACTTCTTTGAATGATTTTCTAACCATTCTTTTTCGCCCCTTTACTTCGGGTCGGTGTCTTTGGCACTCTGCCGACTACATTCTCCGGGGTTTCTCCGTTCTTGGATTCCCCTGCCAGTCCTGCTGTGGCGGTGGCAGGAGTCGCTTTCGCTTTCTCCTGCTTGCCTTCGCTCCACACG